TGATTGCTAAGCTTAACGCTCTCAAGAGCGAAGCCCATGGCAAGTCCAGATCGGCCCCCGCATAACGCCGGGCCGTTTTTAAGGAAGCACAGACAATGAATGCAACCGTCAACCCCGCCCCGGGGAACGATAGTGCGCCGCCCTCCGACGTATTCGACAACTTGGCCGACATGGACCTGGACAATCTGCTCGCGGATACCCCCACGAAAGATCAAGTCAAGGCTCCAGCCGCTCCGAAGATCGATCCCAAAGGCGAGACAGATGAGGTGGCCCCAGAGGCCAACCAAGAGGCTGAGGAAACGGCAACCGAAGCGCCCGTAGAGGAGGGGGAGGAATTCCCCGAGATTGCGGAGACCGCTAAGGTCAAACTTCAGGACGGCACGGCGGTTTCGCTTGCGGAACTCAAGGCCGGGTACATGAAGGATGCCGACTATCGGCTCAAGGGTTCCAAACTGGCGACTGAATACCGTCAGCGTTCGGAACAGCTTGGCCAAACCGCACAACGCTTGACGCAAGTGAGCGACGCAATCACGGAATATCTGGCGGCTCAAATCCCGCCCGAACCGGACTACAACCTTTCGTTCACCGATCCTGCGGCTCATTACCGCGCGACGGTTGAGAGACACCAGGCCCTTGCCAGGGTCCAGCAGATCATTGAAGCCTCAGAGTCGGTGAAGCAAGAGCAGACCGCTATTGCCCAGCAGGACTATCAGGCGCGGTGGGAAGCTGAGCAGGCTGCACTCGTGCAGAAATACCCAAGGCTATCCGATCCCAAGGCTCGGGAAACCTTTCTATCGCAAGCCCGTTCGGCTGCGAAGGAATTGGGCTTTCAGGATGAGGTGATCGATTCGGCAGTAAGCCACCAGGAACTTGCGCTGGCTTACTACGCGAGCTTAGGCTTGCAGGTCGAGAAAGCCAAGGCCACGGCCCAAACTAAGGTTGCCGCAGTCCCCCCGGTCACGCCGCAGAATAAACGCGGCTTGCATCCGAATTCCGCGAAAGCCCTCGCCAACGTCAATGCGATGAAGCGGTTCAACGAGAACCCCTCAATCGCAACCGCGATGGACCTCGACTTCTAACAAGAACCGGGTCCATCCAAACTTTGGAAGGACTACACCATGGCAATTCTTGCCAACACTTTCTTGTCCACTGCGGCGACGATGAACCGCGAAGAACTAAGCGGCATCGTTTCCCGTCTTGACCCTGAAGATACGCCGATTTATTCGACGATTTCCAAGGGAACCGCTGCGACCACTCACCCTGAGTGGGGCACCGACTCTCTGAACGCTCCGGGTAACAACGTGGTGACGGAAGGCGACGAATACGCCTTCGACGTCACGGCGGCCCCGGTGCGGTATGGCAACTACACCCAGATTCTCCGCAAGACTGCGATTCTCTCCGGTTCGCAGGATGCGGCGGACGAAGCTGGTGATGTTGACAAGGTGAAAGAAACCAAGCTGAAGCGCGCTATCGAGCTTCGCAAGGACGTCGAGTTTTCCATCGTGACGGCTAACCCGTCCCTTGGTGGCAACACTCGCCAGTCCGGTTCGCTTTCGACCTGGATCACGACCAACGCCAGCCGTGGCGCGACCGGCGCTAACGGTGGCTTTAACGCTGGCACTAAGCTCACTGTTGCGCCGACCAACGGCACGCAGCGCGCTCTGACCCGTGTGTTCATCGACGACGTGTTGCAGTCTGCTTACCAGCAGGGCGCGAACATCAAGCATATGTATTTCTCCGCATATGCGAAGCGCGCCTTTGTGACCATCCTCTCCGATCCTTCCATCATCTCGTTCCGTAAGGACGTGACCGGTGATGGCGGTGATCTGACGGCGGTCAACAACATCGAAGCCTATCGCGGCCCGCACGGCACTGTCATGGTGCACATGGATCGCGTCATGGGCACGGCTGCCACGGCGCGCAACGCCTTTATGCTTGACCCGGGCATGGTGGATTGGCTCTGGTTCCGCAAAATCCAGACCAAGGATGTCGCGGTCACTGGTGACGCTGACAAGATCGTCATCTTGGGCGAAGGCTGTCTCAAGGTGAAGAACGAAAAGGGCATTGGCGTTATTGCCGACATCTTCGGCCTGACCGCCACGACCTAACGCAATCCGGGCGGGGGAATGGTTCTCCCGCCCCTTTCATAGAAGGAAAGAGACTATGGCTAAGGCTGTTGCTGAGAACGGAAAAATCAAAGTCGAGTTGTTGCGGTCAATCTGGGATCATGAAGGCGTTCGTCATGACCCGCCGGAGGTTATCGAGATGGATGTTGATATGGCAATGGACGCCATCGAGACCGGAGCTGTCACGAGGGCGAAATGATCGATCACGCCTTATCCGACATCCGCGATGGGGAATGGCACCTGTTAGGTTACGATGCCCCCCTCAAGCGCTCGCGCTGGATCAGGTACGAGGTTGTCGGCGACGAAATCAAATACACGATCCGCGCCACCTATGACGCTGAACCCACGGTGATGCTCAACAAGCACCGTGTCGCGGAGACCGAGGGTAAGCGCTTCGGCGACTACCAGCACATCGCCTCGATTGCTCCTAACGTCTACTGGAGTGAGCTTCACGAGGCGCAACAGCAAGAAGATCAAACCTACCTGAAAAGGTGGTTCAACAACAGCGACAACCGCGCTTGGCGGGCTTCGCGGGGTAGTGTCTAATGGCCATAGCGGACTACAGCGAGCTTCTAGTTGCCGTAGGCCGCTATTATGGCCGGGACGACCTCGTGGCCAATTATCCGTCGTTTGTGAAGCTGGCGGAGGCCAAACTGGCCCGCCACCTGCGAACTGCGGATATGGAGGCCAGCCCTACGGTGTTGACCACAGACGCGGCAGGTTCGGTGGCGTTGCCGGTTGATTACCTCGAAACCAGGATGGTCGTTGGTTCCGATGGCTGCAAGCTCAAGGGCGTCCCGTTCCCCGAATTGACGCCAGAGAGGCTTGGTGGTTCGCCTGACCAATTCGCGATCCGCCGTAGGACGCTCTATATCAGCCCTGCGGCTGCGACTACGGTCACGCTGCACTACTACCAGGACATCCCCGGCCTTGAAGCGCAAGCCAACGGCCAGAATTGGCTGCTCCAGATGGCCCCTGACATCTATCTCTATGCGGTGTGCCTTGAGGTGGCGATTTGGGAAAAAGACACCAACAAGATCGGCGCTCTGTCCGAAGCCCTTCGCATCAGCACGAAAGACTACATCTTGGCCGATGAGCGCGAGCGCTGGAGCAACATGACGGTTATGCGCGGCGGGGTAACGCCATGAGCCTTGATCTTATCGCCGATAGCCTTTGCCAGCAGCTTTCAGTCCGCCGCGCGCCTAACCTTCTCGCGGAGTCGGACCCGGATGCGCGCCAGATTTTGCAGATCATCACGCGCACGGGCGAGGACATCAACAAGCGCGTCGAATGGCCGACACAGCATGTGGAGGTAAGCCTTCCCAACAGCGCAGCCTCGTTCAATATCCCGGCTGATTTCCACCGCATGGTGGAGGGTGGCGGCGTCTATGAAGCCACGGCAGGCAACTATCTGCCGGTCAAGGCCTGCCCCAATATCGCCGTCTATCGCTTCCTGGCCAAGCGGCCTAGCGCACAACGGCACTACGTCACCGATGGCACGTTGCTCCGCTTCACGCCTGTATTGCCCACAGCGGGCGGGCGTCTGAACTACATCCGCAAGAACTGGATACAAAGCGGGACGCCGGTTGTCATGCGCGACATGTTCATCGACGAAACCGACAACCCGGTATTCCCGGATCGCCTCATGGTGCTGGGCTCTATTTATCGATGGAAGCTCATGAAACGGCAAAGCTATGTCGATGAGTTGGCCGAATTCGAGCAAGCGCTAGAGGATGAACTCAAGGGCGCTAGAGGGCATATCGTCTAATGCTGATTAAGCCCCGCAACAAGCCGATTAAGTCGGCTGCCCAAAAGCTCGGGCAAGAGGCGGAAACGATCCAACCGCCTCCGGCGAAGCTGCATAGCTTCCCGCCTCCAGCGCGCGGCATTGTGCGGAGCGACAACTTCGCCAATCAACAGCCCGCCGGGGCTGAAATCATGGAGAATTGGTTCCCGACACAGCGGGGCGCGCGAGTCAGGGGCGGCTTGCTGAAGAGGGCAACGGTTGGAACGGGGGCAAACCAGCCAGTCACGGCCCTTGTGCCCTATCAGTACGGCACGAACCGGAAGCTTTTTGCGGCCTGCAATGGCAAGCTCTACGATGTGACGTCGGTGGCCGATCCGGCTGTTATCCCGGCAACGCCAGTCATTGCGACACTGACATCGACGGACCTATCATATGTGCAGCACAGTAGCGCAGCGGGCAATGCCCAGCTCCTCGTGTTCAACGGCAGCGACCTGCATTGGGTCTATAACGGCACGACGTGGGTGCAGAATAGCCCGGCTATAACGGGGGTCAGCAGCGCTGAACTGGTCAATCCGTGGGTCTACAAAAGCCGTATCTTCACGGTGAAGGCTGGAACCCTCCAGGTGGTCTATCTCACGGGTGCGGGGGCCATCGGTGGCGCGGTTGGGACGCTCAATCTGGCGACTGTCTATCGACGCGGCGGGCAAGTGGCGTTCGGGGCAACGTGGTCTACCGATTCCGGTAACGGATTGACGGACGTTTGCGCCATCTTCAGTTCCGAGGGCGAGGTTGCGATCTATTCCGGTAGCGATCCGGGCAACCCTGCGGACTGGAGCCTTGTTGGCCGTTACGACATTGGCAAACCGCTTGGACCGCAGGCTACAATGCGCGTGGGCGGCGACTTGGCTGTTGCGACCGTCGATGGCCTGACGGCTATCAGCAGCGCGGTCAGCAGGGATATTGCGGCGCTTTCCACCTCCAGCCTTTCGTTGCCGATCCGGCCCGATTGGGAGCGTGACGTTATAGAGCGCAGCACCTTCCCATGGGTGTGCGTGAAATGGCCAGCGAAGCAGATGGGCCTTATCGTGGTGCCAGCCCCGTCGGGCCAGAAGCCATATTGTTATGTTGTCAATCTGGTGACCGGCGCGTGGTCGCGTTACACGAAATGGTCGATGCGTTCCGCAGTGGAATGGAACGGCTGGCTCTATTTGGGCAGCACCGATGGCAAGGTCTATCAGGCCGAAGTCGGCGGAACGGATGACGGCGAGCTTTATTATTGCCCGTATGTCGGCCTGTTCGAAAACCTTGGGAGTCCTGGCACAACGAAAGTGGCACTTGAGGCGCGGGCAACGTTTATTAGCTCGACGCCCTTTGAGCCCCGGATTTCGATAGGGACGAATTATATCCCGGCCCTGGGACCCTATCCTGACTCTCCGCTCGATACCGCATCTGACGTCTGGGACATCGGGCTATGGGATATTGCCAAATGGGACGGCAGCCGGACGTCTCAGGTAACGCTAAAGTGGCTTGGCGTGGAGGGTGCGGGGCAGACATTCGCGCCGCAAGTCCAGATCGCCTCGGGCTCGATCAACACGCCAGACATTGAGATTGTGAGTTTCGATCTTCTCTATGAAGAAAGCGCCGCTGCCGGTGGGGCAATGGTCTAATGGGCTACAAAATCGCGATTGAAGGCGGCTGGGACAACTACGCGGAAATGAAGCCGCTCTATGAGCAGCATTTCGCGGAGCTGCGGCAAAGCCTGAAAGACCGGGGGATTGAGATTGGCGACTATGCGCCACAAATTGCGGCGTACACGGACTATTTCAAGACCGGCGGCCTGTTGAACTATGTCGTGCGCCATGATGGCAAGCCGGTCGGATATGCGAATATCTACATCTATCCATGTATGCACACGGGCACGATGACGGCACTAGATGACGCCGTCTTTGTGCTCCCGGAGCATCGCAAGGGGCTGGGAAGATCGATGATCAAGTACGTCATGGACGATTTGAAGGCGCGAGGATGCAAACGGCTCACGCTTTCAGCGTCAACAGATTTGCGCGCTGCCGCGCTGTGGGCGCGCATGGGCTTCAGCCCGGAGGCAAGTCTTATGTCTGCAACACTTTAAGGAGAATGTTCAATGGGCGCCCCTAAGGCTCCGAAGCCAACCGATCCGAACGTCACCGCGTCAGCCCAGACGGGTTCGAACGTCTTCAGCGGGCTCGCAAACTCGTACCTCAACAATGGGAACGAGATTACGCCCTGGGGGAGCCTTGACCGCAAGGTGACGGGCTGGACCAATGTCACCGACCCGGGCAACCCGAATGACCCGAACGATGACCGCACCTATCGGTTGCCGCAGTGGACCACGACACAGACGCTATCGGCAGAGCAGCAGCGCCTCAAGGGCCTCAATGACCAAACACAGTTCAATCTGGCCGGTGTGGCGCGGGAGCAGAGTGGCCGCTTGGGAGAATTGCTCAACCGCCCGGTTGATCTTAGCAATAATGCGATTGAGGGCCGCCTCTATGAGTTGATGAACAAGCGCGCCGGGGGTGAATTCCAGAGGGAGCAACAGGCCCTTGAGCAGGAAATGGCCAATAAGGGCATCGATATGGGTTCGGATGCCTACCATCGCGGGTTCTCTCGCTTGGGCGAGACGCAAAACGACCGCAAGAACCAATTTCTCCTCACCGCGCATCAACAAGGCGTGGCCGACACGCTGGCCGAACGCAATCAGCCCCTCAATGAATTGATCGGCCTGTCCTCGGGCACACAAATTCAAAACCCGACTTATGCCGGGCAGGCGAGCGGCAACATCGCGACGACGGATCGGGCGGGCATAACCGCGAACTATGACAACGCGATGATGAACCGCTGGCAGGCGATGAACCAAAACCGTCAAAACCTCCTAGGCGGCCTCTTCGGCGGCCTTAGCAGCCTTGGCGGCGCGTTCCTCAGTGATGAGCGCATGAAAAAGGACATCAAGGCCACGGGCGAGAAGATCAACGGGATTCCGGTTAAGGACTTCCATTACAAGGGTGAGCCCAAGTCTGCCCCAATGCGCCGGGGCATGATGGCGCAGGATGTCGAAAAGAAGGTGCCGGGCGCGGTGAAATCGCTCTTCGGCATCAAGATGGTTGACTACAAAAAGGCCACAGCCCCGAGAAAGAGTGCCTAAGCGATGGCGATTCCAAATTTCATCTTCGGTGGCAACACCGGGCGGACCTATGAGGACCTCCAGCGCGAACGCGCCCTTGCTGAGCAGTTGCTTGCACAGGGCGGCGGTGGGGCCTCCAGCATTGGCGAGGGCATCAACCGCCTTGGCCAGACGATTGGCGGCGCTATCCGCATGGGACGGGCCAACTCGGGGATGAAAGCAGGCCAGCAAGCGGCGGCGGCAAACTTTACAAGCCTCTTCGGTTCCCCGATGGGTAGCCCCGCGCCTGCTCCGGGACTTGTGCCACCGATGGCAGATAATGCGCCGCTTCCCGGCCCTTCATCTCCGATGATGCCGCTCGAAACCAAGGCCCTAGCTGCTCCTAAGGGCAAGGGTTCGTTTACCCCCATGGGGAACTTCGTAGCGCGCGGAGCTAACAAGGTTGACCCCCGTCTCGTATCCATCCTCCAAGAGGCCGCCGCACGGTCCGGCATGAAAGTCGAGGCGTTTTCGGGATACCGACCTGGCGACAAGCGCCAGCATGGCCGGGGCAAGGCAACTGACATCCGCCTTATTGGCTCGGATGGAAAGCCCATTCCGAACTATCAGAGCGCCAAGGGCTTCGCGGCCTATCAGCAGCTTGCGAATGAGGCCCGCCGGGTCCAGATGGAAAAGAACCCCGAGTTGGCCGGTGCGTTCCGGTGGGGTGGCTATTTCGGCGGCGGTAAGGGCAAATATGGCGCTCTTGACCTTATGCACTTCGACCTTGGCGGTGGTGCCGGGCTTGGCATGGCCGGGGGCTCGTTCGAAAAGGGCCTCAGCCCGCAACAGGCGAAGCTTTATGGCTTGACCGCAGGCGGGGGCTTGGGCTCGCAGCCTGCTCCTCAAATGGCCGGTCCCGCTTCCGCTCCCGCGCCCTTCACTCCTCCGATCCCGGCACCTAAGCCGGTCCAAGTCGCCTCGCTTGACCCCTCCGCAGGGCTGGCCGCTGCTTTCCCGCAGCCGCCGCAAGCCCCGCCACCCCCTTCACCTGAGATGGCCCAACTGGCCGCACCTATGCCGCCTGCCGCTCAACAGGCCGCGCCGCCCGTGCCTCCTCCGGTGAACCCTCCACAGCCGCAAATTATGCCCGCCAGCGCTCCTCCGGAGCCCCAACAGGCCATGCCGCGCACTCCATTCAGAAAGAGCGCATTCAACGAAATGATGCTCAACATGATGGACCGCGAGGCTGGCTTTACAGTTACGCCGCGACTGAAAGAGCGCCTCGACGCTTACGTCGCCGCGCGTAGCGCTGCGCAGGGTGCGGGACAATCCCAAGCCCCACAAATGCCTCAGGAAGCCCTTCCCGCTCCGCAGGCCCCAATGCCCCAGCCCGGACCGCAAGGCGCTACTCCGCCCGCCGCTGGCCCGGCGCAAGGCTCTATGGGCGGTATGCCAAGCATCCAGCAGTTGGCCCGCGCTGCTGCCGATCCTTTCAGCCCGCCCGAAACCCGCGCCGTGGCAGCCCAGATGCTTGAACAAGCCATGAAGGCGCAGGACCCGGCTAACCAGCTTGATCTGGAGATGAAACGGGCACAGCTTCAGAAGCTTCAGGCCGGTGACCCGCTCGACACCGAGTACAAGAGGGCGCAGATAGCCAAGCTTCAGGCCGACATTGCGGAGTCGCAACGTCCGGACGCTCGTAAGCAAGTTGGCTTGACCCCGATTTACGGAACCGATGCGGCGGGTAACCAAACCCTCCTATTCCCGTCGTCAAGCGGCGACTTGATCCAACCAAAGCTGCCCGAGGGCGTCAAGCTGTCCCCCGGCGTTCAAAAGGTCGATCTTGGCACCTCTTGGGGCATCCTTGGCCGCGATGGGAACGTCATCTCAACAATTCCCAAGGACGTCTCGGGCGAGGCGGCGGCACAGGCGGAGGGCAAAGAACGCGGGACCGCGCAGGTGCAGGCCCCGGCGGCAGCTATCACCGCGCAACAGACGGTCGCAAAGATCGACGAATTGCTCAGCAATCCGGACATCGGCGCTATCTCCGGCTGGGAAAGCTACCTGCCCGGCCCGACATCGGCGGCGGCTGACCTTATGGCAGGCCGCAAGCTCGGTGCTACGCTTGGCCTTCGGACCCGTGTTGGCCAGCTTGTAGGATCGGCCTTCCTCGAGGCTTACAACGGCCTGCGAGGTGGTGGTCAGATCACGGAAGTTGAGGGCAAGAAGGCCGAGGACGCCATTGCGAGGCTTGGGACAGCACAAACTGACGCTGACTTTAGGCAAGCGCTCCTCGATTTCCGCGAAGCCGTCAGCCGAACCTGGAAATCCCTCCCCCACCTGCGGCGTTTTCTGGGCGGGCTGCTCCTACGGCGCAACCCGCTCCTGCACCTATTGACATTCGCCAAACGCCAGATGAGGCTGGACTAAATCAACCCGGCATCGGAAGCCCTGAGGATTACGCCCAACCGGCTCCACAGCCTGGGGAAGTTATTGAGGGATATAGGTTCAAGGGCGGCGATCCGTCCGACAAATCCAATTGGGAGCCCGTGCGATAATGGCCGGGCCCTGGGAAAAGTATAAGAAGCCAACGGCAAAGGGGCCGTGGGAGAAATATAAACCCGCGCCTGGTGCGAATTGGTCAGACTTGCCCGGCAATATTCTCCCGAGCGCCGCCAATGTCGCTTCAGGGCTCTATCAGGCTGTCCGTCACCCTTACGACACCGTGGAGGGTATCGCCCGCATCGGCTCTGGCGCGGTCAACAACGCCATGCCGGAGACAATGAAGTCTATCGATGCCTTCCTCTCGGACAAGGGACTTAAACAGCCCAGCGACCAAGGCGAGGTGATGGCGCAACGCGAGTTGGCTGGGCAGGCTGGAAAGGCGTTGAAAAACCGTTACGGCGGGCTTGAGAACATCAAGCGCACGATGATCACCGATCCCGTTGGTTCTGCCCTGGACGTTTCGTTGCTGTTTGGCGGCGGCGCTGCGCTGGCGGGTAAGTCATCTCAAATCGGCAGCGCCCTAAACAGGGCGTCCCGAGTCACTAACCCGTTGACGCTTCCCGCCAAGGCTTTGGTCAAGGGAACCAAGCTCGCGGGCAAGGCGGCCTCCTATCCGCTTGGCATCACGACCGGGGCGGGTCCGGCTGCCATTCAAGAAGCTGGGCGAACGGGGGCGGTGGGTGGCGACGCCGCACAGGCATTCCGCGCCAATCTTCGCGAGACCGTTCCAGTCGGCGACGTTATCGAAATGGGCAAGGGCGCTGTTGCCAACATGGCAGAAGGCCGTCGCAATCGGTACATGGAAGGCATGCAGCAAACGGCAGCAGCGCAAGCTCCTATCGATGTTGCACCGATTGTGGACGAGTTTCAGAAGCTCCGCGATAGCCTCTACACAAAGGGTCCGGGTTCATCGGTTATCGACGATGCGGGGCAAGTCACTGAGATTCCTGGCGGTACATTTCAAAAGGCCGCACCGGCTGAAGTGGCAAAGATGGGGCAGATGGAAGCCCTGTTGCAAGAATTGCGCTCCATGCCGGGCGGCACGTCTCCGATCATGCTTGATGCGTTAAAGCAGCGCATCAGCCGTATGGCCCCTGCCTCTATCGCGGAGAACTCCGGCAATGAAATGCGCTTGGTCACCGGAGCTTCAAACGCCGTCAAGGATGCAATCGTAAAGCAAGTTCCAAGCTACGCCTCCGCGATGGAGGACTACGCGAAATCGACGGAGCAAATTCGAGAGATTGAAAAGACGCTGAAGCTTAGCGGGCGGGCATCTCAAGACCAGTCCTTGCGCGCCCTTCAGTCCATCATGCGCAACAACGCAAACACGAACTATGGCGCGCGCGTTAACTCCGCCAAGGCACTGGAAGAGGCGGGAGCAAAAAACCTTATGCCCGCGCTTGCAGGGCAAATGCTTAGCTCTGGTGCCCCGCGCGGATTGGCCCAAATCCTGGCCGGTGGCGCTGGCGGGGCTGGCATCGCTGGCGCGTTTTCAAACCCCGCCACTTTGGCGTCATTGCCGTTCATTGCCGCCGCCGCATCTCCGCGCGCTGTCGGCGAAATCGCCCATGCGCTAGGCCGCGCGGGACGTAGGATGCCAAAAGCAGACTTGAAAAAGCTGCTTGCCGCCGCACTGGCTGGCCGTACATCGCAATCTCAAGAAAATAGGTAGAACATGCCTCGTAATTCGACTTCCGGCACATACACCCTGCCCCCCGGCGTTGGCAATGAAGTGCCCAACACTCCGATCTTGTCGTCGGAGTACAACGCCTTTGTCGATGACGTGGCGAATGAGTTCAACAGCACTCGGCCTATCCGTTACGGCGGCACCGGGCGTTCCACGCTGCCATCTGCTGACGGCGCATTCGCGGGCCGGTCCACCTATGACAACCGCGAAATCGGCTACCGCTACAACGCGACCGATCAGCTTGAGTACTACATCCGCACGGGCGCGGCTGGTACGTGGGCTGGCGGCTATATGTCGGACGTCCCGGCTTCCGCCTTTATCCCGCACTATCCGAACCGGCCAGACGCGGCAACGACGAACGCCTACACGGTGGCGGCGGACGTCCGTTATATCTTCGTTGATGGCTTTTGGACTGAAGGTGACATAGGGCCTGGGCTTTACAAAAAGCTGGATACGGTTCCGACGACATTTCGTCGCGACCAGTTCCCAACAAATGCAGGTGCATTTGCATGGGAGCTTGTTCCCGACGAGAACGACTGGTTGAATGCGGGAGCCTTTGGGATAAAGTCGAACGACTCCTCGTTCGATAGCACTCCGGCATTGGCCGAATTTTGCTTAAGAGTTTGTGCGCTGAAGTGCAACGGGTCGATCCCAAGTGGTGACTTCTATCTCCGCACCCCGCTGGTGTGGGATTTGACGGCATCTTGGCAGGCTGCCCCTGTCATCTGGGGGAAGGGTAAGGGAGTTACCAACCTTCGGCCATTCCCAGATTACGCCGTTGTCGGTCCCGCAATGAAGATTACATCGACGCAAGCGCTTTCAGGTTCCTCTGTGCAGCGGCCTATTTTCTATGGATCATTCGGGTATTTCTCCGTCGTGGGAGCGGTCACGCTTGGGAATAAGGCTGTCCTCGAATGCGGCAACGGGAACTCTCCTACGTTCGCGCCTCCTCCGGCCTTCCCAGACCAAACGGTCTCCGATGTTTATTTCAATGGCAGCGAGTTCACGAACCTCTTTGTCCGCAACACGGCCAATACCGTTTCGGACGCTATCGGGTGGCAGATTTATGGGGCAGATAGCTGCACGTTCACGGGTTGCACTTTTGCCGGAATTTCGAGCCAGCCCGGAGGGCCTGGGACAACTCGTTTCTACCACAGCCAAGGTTTCCGGCTTGCGCATTTCAACAACAATGACGTCAGGCAGTGCACGTCCTCTGGTAACATCGCCATCGCCTTCAAAGAAGGGAAGATCATCGGGAACCGCTTCAACGTATTGATAAGCGTCACCGAAACGGGCGTTAAGCTGATAGACCGGAATGCGGATACGTCCGGATCGTCTCTCGACAGCAACACGTTCAATGGCGGCGCATTTTCTGATTGTGAATGGGGCATCGACGCTCCGTCACAAGGAGACAATAAGATTTCCGGCGTCTTTGTCGCTGCTGGCCTCGGCGCGTTTGCACAAGGCCGCGTTGTTAACCCTGTGGCCACGGATAACACATGGGGCGGCAAGGGCTGGACTTGGTACGATCAAGCCATCAAGGAATCGTTATCTGAAGGCTGGATCGGCAGAAACGTTAAGCAGGTTGCGCAGCCATTCCTGCCCGCACTCGCGGCGGACGATAGTGCGATGAATACGCAATGGATTAGAAATTTCTTCCTCCAGCCCATGCTAGTCTCGCTGTACATCATCGGCACTCCAGGAAATAGCACTCTTTACCTTCGAGAATGGAACGACAACAGCTTGGCAGCGGGCGGCACGACGGGCGCACCTCTGTTTGCCCGGTTCACATCAACGATAAATTTCATTCTCGGGCCGGGCGAGAGTTTCCAGTGGGTTCACTTGACTAGCACGGGCGCGGGCAACCCGCTTGGCCGCACCATGCGGCTTAGGCAACCGGCGCAATAGGGGGCATCATGGCAGACGGCATCTTAGTAGAAGTCCCGCTGCGAAAGCCCAGAGAGGCAATCGTGGTCACCCTTGGCAGGCGTCAGCAAAACATGGGCGTTTATATACTTGACAAACCAAGCGTGAGAGGCCATATCCATGGCTAGGAGTTAGCCATGTCGATTCTATCCCGCCCTTATTTCTACGATGAAACCAAGGCCTTCGAGCATGTTGAGGCTGTGCTGTGGCCGAACGGTCCTACCTGCCCACATTGTGGTTCGGTCAAGAAGCCGTACAGCCTCAAGGGCGTCCGTTCCAAGCCTTCCAAGAAGAACCCGGAAGGCATCGAGCGCCATGGCTTGTACAAGTGCGCTGACTGCAAAGGCCAGTTCACGGTTCGCATGCGCTCAATCTTCGAAGAGTCTCACGTGCCCTTGCACAAGTGGCTACAGGCAATCCATCTCATGTGCAGCAGCAAGAAGGGCATTAGCGCCCACCAAATGCACCGCACGTTGGAAATCACGTACAAGTCGGCTTGGTTCTTGTGCCACCGCATCCGCCTTGCCATGCAGGCCACTCACACCACCCCGTTAGGAGGCAATGGCAAGGCTGTGGAGGCCGATGAGACCTACACGGGCTTTTTGCATGGCATGCCGAAAATCAGAGGAAACAAGAACGTTGTGCTCACGATTGTAGAGCGTGGTGGAGAAGCTCGCAGTTTTCATGTCGAAGGCAACCGCCGTGTCGATCTTGAGCCGATCATCCGTGCCAATGTGGACAAGGAAACGAGGTTCAACACTGACGAAGCGACTTGGTATCGCAAGGTGGGCGAAGAATTCAAAAGCCATGAGCGCGTCAATCACAAAGACGAGGAGTATGTACGCGGCGATGCCCACACCAACACGGTTGAAGGTTTTTATTCGATCTTCAAGCGCGGGATGAAGGGCGTGTATCAGCATTGCGCCGAGAAACACCTACACCGCTATCTGGCAGAATTTGATTTCCGCTACTCTCATCGCATTGTCACTGGCGTTGACGATGCCGCTCGCGCGGGCAAAGCGCTCGCCGGTTTCGTCGGCAAGCGGATGACCTATCGAACAAC